TTGCGCCCGACACCATGCCCCACAGCCTAGAGGCCGAGCAGGCCCTGCTGGGCATCCTGCTTTACGACAACGAGGCATGGGCCAAGGTCGAGGATCTGACCTCCGCCCTCTTCTATGAGCCGTTCCACCAGCGCCTTCATGCCGCGATCGTCGACGCCATCCGCAAGGGCCAGGGCGCCGATAGCATCCTGATATTCGACCAGCTCAAGGCCGACGCCGCGCTGATCGAGCTTGGCGGCAACCGCTACCTGTTCGACCTGATCGACCGCGCGCCGCCGGCCGCCAACGCCCGCGACTATGGCCGGGTGATTTCCGACCTCGCTATCCGCCGCGACCTGATCCGCGTCGCCGGTGAAGTGCTGGCCCGCGCCAAGGGGGAGGGCGATGACGAGCCCCTGGAGCCGCTGGCCCAGATCGAGGCGGCCGAACAATCCCTGTTCACGCTGGCCGAGGCCAAGGCCACCAGCGGCGGCTTTGAGGGCTTCGATGTCGCCGTCGACGGCTTCGTCCAGATGGCGCTGGAGGCCTACAGCCGCGACGGCGGAATCGGGGGCATCCCCACCGACCTGATCGACCTGGACCAGAAAGTCGGCGGCATGCACCCGTCCGATCTGGTCATCATCGCCGGCAGACCTTCGATGGGCAAGACCGCCCTAGCCACGAACATCGCCTTCAACGTCGCCAAGCGCTACGCCTTCGAGCTTCAGCCTGACGGAACCAAGAAGACCACACAGGGCGGTATCGTCGCCTTCTACTCGCTGGAAATGTCCAAGGAGCAACTCGCCGGCCGGATCTTGTCCGAAGTCTCAGGCGTGCCCGGCGACCGCATCCGCAAGGGCGAGATCGACATCACCGAGATGCAGCGCATCCGCGAGGCCGCGCGCGAAATCCGCAATTGTCCGCTGCACATCGACGACGGCGGCGGAACCTCGATCGCCAAGATTTCCGCCCGGGCCCGGCGCCTGAAGCGCACCAAAGGCCTCGACCTTGTCGTGGTCGACTACCTGCAGCTCGCCACCGGAACCAGCAAGTCGTCCAACGGCAACCGCGTGCAGGAGGTCAGCGAGATCACCGGCGGCCTGAAGGCTCTCGCCAAGGATCTGGGCGTGCCCGTGATCGCCCTATCGCAGCTTTCCCGCAAGGTTGAGGAACGCGAAGACAAACGACCGATGTTGAGCGACCTGCGCGAGTCTGGCTCGATCGAGCAAGACGCCGACATGGTCTGGTTCGTCTATCGCGAGGCCTATTACGTCGGCCGCTCAGAGCCCCGCGAAGGCACCGCCGAACACCTGACCTGGGAAGAGGAAATGGACCGCCTGTCGGGCCTTGCCGAGGTCGTCATCGCCAAGCAGCGCCATGGCCCCATCGGGACCGTCAAGCTCTCGTTCGACAGCGACACGACCCGGTTCGGGAACCTCGCCCGGGACCACTATTACGCCCAGGCGCGCGGGGGTGATGAGTGAGCACGCACCCTTACCTTCCGCTCTACGTCGACGACTATGAAGCCGCGACCGCGCATCTCACCGTGGAAGAAGACGGCGCCTACAGCCGCCTGATCCGCCTCTGCTGGAGGACGCCCGGGTGCTCTCTGCCGGCCGATGAGGCGTGGATCGCCCGCAAGATCAGGATGACCGCTGACGACTTCGCCCGGGTCGCCAAGCCCGTCCTCGATGAGTTCTTTTGCGCCGCCCGGGGCCGCCTCGTTCAGAAGCGCCTCAAGCGCGAATACGAAGACATCTCGCGTAAGAAAACCGCGCGCAAACTCGCCGGCAAAAAGGGCGGGGAGGCTAAGGCGCGGAAAGAACAGGATAATTCGCCTAGCATTGCTACGGTTTTGCCAGCAGACACGTGCGCGTTTCCAGAACCATACCCAGAACCAGAGATTAAGAAGGAAGCTATCGCTTCCTCTGCCGGATCGGCTTCGCTCGACCCGACCGTGTCTGAAATTCTCGACGAAGAGATTTCGGAGCCGACAGGCAAGCCGGAGCCATGGGCCAAAGATCCGAACTTCGCCCTGGCGTGGAAGGCCTGCACCAACAAGGGCCGCACCCGCAGCAGCCGGGCCAAGGCCTGGCCAGCGTGGAAGGCCGCGCTGAAGGTCGCCCATGGACCGGCGCTCGCCGAAGCTGTGGCCCGGTACGTCGCCAGCGACGAAGACGCCAAGCGCACCGGCGGCCCAGGGTTCCACATCTGGCTCAATGACGCCAAGTTCGAGCATTGGCTGGTTGCGGGCGGATCTGCGCCTGAGATTGACCGGCCTCGCTTCAGCGGCCCGCCTGAACTGCGCGACCGCGTCCTGGCCCTGACCGACCCCGAGTTCGTCGCCGGCTACATCGACCCGGCCGGCTGGGACGCAGCAACCCGTGCCCTCATCGCCCGAACCGGATATGGCGCAAAGGAGATCGAGCGCCGCCTGAGATCCTACCTCGCCGAGAAGAAAATCACCGTCATCGTGGCCGGCCAGACCGCCGCCGCACCACTGGGAGTTGCCGCATGACCGCCATGACCGAGAAAGCCGCCGACCGCTACGCCGCGAGACTGTCGAAGGGTGTCTGGTTCACGCCGGAAAAGCCGATCAAGGACATCGGGCACCAGTTTCCCCCTGAGAGCAAGCAGCTGCATTTCGACGGCGGCTGGGCGCAGTTCTCGATGCTGTCCAAGGCCGAAGTGGCGTTCTCGCCAGGGCATGGGCCGAACGAGTTCATGCCCGAAGGAGGCGAGCCGATCGTCCACGTTCACGCGGTGGGTCCGGCCGATGACCCGGCCTGGATGTCCATCTCCGAGGCCCGCGCGCTCGCCAAGGCGATCTTGAAGACCTGCCGCCTCGCCGAGGAGACCGCCGCATGATCCCCGCCACGAAGCCCGCCGCCGTGCTGACCAAGGTAGCCGGCCTGTCGATCGTGACGCCCGGCCCGTTCGATGCGGTGTCCGACGCCATCATGGCGATGATCGACAAGGCGATCGACCTGCACCGAAAGGGATCGGTCCAGCGGGCCGCCGCGCTCATCGTCGAGGCCGAACGCCAACTGAAAATCAGCGAGGCCGACCGCCAGGCCGCCCAGGCGACCGAGCCCAAGCTGGTATCGGACGAGGACCAGTTGGGCCGATACACCAAGGCCGAGGAGAAGGCCCTGGCCAAGGCGCAGGAGAAGTTCACCAAGGCCAAGGACGCCGAGGGCCGCAAGAACGCATGGGCCGAGATCGACAGGCTGACCGCACGGCCGGCCCAGCGCGCCTTTGAGCACCGCCGCAAGCGCGACACGGATGAGACGATCAGCCTGGCCAAGGGGAGGGGCGAGACCGTCGAGCAAACGGGCATCCGGGTGCGCATCCTAACGCGCCAGGGCATCCAGCAGGCGTTCGAAGAGGGCCACATGACGCCGGCGCTTGGTCCGCTGTCCGCCGACGACCTCCACGTCACCGCCAAGGCCTATCGGGACGCCTATGAGATCGCCGAGGGCATGACCGGCAGGAGCGGGGAGGGCGCGGGCGGATACGGCGCCAAGGGGCCGCAGATCAGGGTCATCGAAGCCGGGGAGGTTCTCGCGGTCATGCGGCTAGAGCTGACCCTGCGCCAGATCGAGGTTCTCGACCGGGTCTGCGGCCAGGACATGCGCCTTCGCGAGGCGGCGACCATCCTGCGCCGAGGCTTCCCATCGACGAAAAACAGCCTGATCATGGGGCTCAAGGCGGCAACCCTGAACATCAGGGCGGCGCGGGCCGTGAAGGACCAAGGCGAGCCGACGACCAAGGCCCGTCTGGAATCGGCGCGAGCCCAGGTGGATGCGGCTATGAGGGCGGCGGGATAGTTCAACATGTGGCGCCTAGCCGCACGCCAAGCGCCACCCCTTGACCCATCGTTCGGGTTCAGGCATCAAAGGGCCTAGATACGCTTCGCGCGTCAGAACATCAGCCCCGCCGGTTTCCGCCGCGCGGGGCTTTTTCGTTTCCGGCCCGACCTTGGCAAAACCCCACGGGGCGCCAAGAGACCAGCCGCCACCCTTCGCGTCCGCCGTCACATCCTACAGCAGGTCCCTGAACCAGGGCGGGCCGGGACGCGAAACCTATCCGGGGCCAATTCCCGGCTCAGACCCACCCCGACAGGTGAGCCGAACCAAAACGATCGACCTGGGAAACTCAACAGCGTGGCCCCGCCGGTTCGCCGGTTCTTAGTGCGCTGAAGGTCGGTAAGTCGGAATAATCAGGGAGGCGGTCATGCTCCAAGCGATCGGCTCCACCATCGCCGCCATCTTCGCTCTCGTGTTTATCGCCGGCATGATCGCCGGGTGTGTCGCTGCCGTCGTGGTCGGGCGCGCACTGGCGGGGCGGTAGATCGTGCCTGTCCTCAAGAACCTGCGGCACGAACGGTTCTCGCAGGAACTCGCCAAGGGCACCAGCCAGCGCGACGCCTACGCAGCGGCCGGATACAAGCCAGACGACGGCGCAGCGTCCCGCCTATCAAGTCATGTCAAGGTCAAGGCGCGGGTCGGGGAACTGCAAGAACGGGCCGCAGGTAAGGCCGCAATCACGCTCGAAGGCCACCTTGCTGACCTGAAGGATCTGCG